GCGAGCCATAACTTCGATATTTTTGACGGATGGTGCGCCCATGGTGGCTGCAAGTGTATTCGATATTCACCCAAAACCGAAAGGATCTCCCAATGAGCGACGAAAATAAAATCCCTTCCACGCCCGATGAAACTCCGGAGGTGGTGATGGAACTGGACCTCGGCGATCAGAAGTTCAGGTGCGTGATAGATCGCCTACATTTCATCCGTGCCGCTTTTCCGCTGGAGGTGGTGAAGTGGACGATCATGCAAGCGGTCTATGCCGCCTTCGCCCACCGGGTTCTCCGGGCCGAGGAAATCGTCCGTGACCTGCACCGCAACGTGAGCGCCATGTCCGCCTTCATGGCTTCGCATCCTGGAATCCAGGACAAGTACGCGACCTTTCTGCGCCAACACAAAGCGGAGGTGCAGTAATGGGTTCCATAACCCAATGGAAGGACATCGAGGCTGTGGAGAAGGCTTTGACCGGCCTGGTGACGCTCGCGCGTACCAACCACGGACTGCGACCGCAGGAGCTCGCCCGGCAGTTCATGGCCCAATACCCTGAGATAGCCCGCGCGAAGGAGGCGCGGACCCTGGTGGAGCGCATGGTGTACGGCGTGAACGGGTTCAACCGTGACGCCATCACCTACTTAAATCCTTATCTTCCGGCGGCATTCCGCCTCGCCACCGATCAGCCGCGCCCAGAATTCCCGAAAAAGAAAGGGGTGTCAGGTGTCAAAAAAAAATAGTGAGCGGAGCAGAGAATTCATTCTCACCGCCATGCTGATAGCATCTTGCACGGTCCTTTTGGTTAGCGCCATTTCAGATATGCTGCGCTGGGCGTGGACGCGATGAAACCAAAAGGCCCGCAGCCGATGTTCCCTGAGATTGAGGCTCTTGCGAAAAATAACCCGCGCTGGAGTAATAAAAATCCGATGGTACAGAAGTACGGATTCCATGATGGTCCGAATGCCGTTGAAGGAAAGGTTACTAAGTGCGGCACCTGCGAACTCTTTATTTCCATCCGTCCAGGAGCTAACAAGTATTTCAAATGCCGCCTGCGCGGAGTCACCCACGGAACCGGCACCGATCACCGAGTTTCCTATGACGCCTGCGCCCATTATAAACCCAAGCCGGAGGAAGTGAAGTGAAAGCCGAGGAATGGAAAGAACTGGGAGCCGTCCAGGTTGGCCTCAAGAACATGGAGAAATCCCAACGCGCCCGGTTCCTGCACCTGATTGGCCTCACGCGCCAAGAGGACGAACACCCGGAAGGATATGACGGCCCCTGCGCCTGCCGAACCTGTGACAGCTATGCTTTTTAAATTCCACTACCCAACCCAATAGGAGAATCCATGAGAAAATCACAAGAAATGTTCGACCCCGAAAGCTGCCTGAACCGCGCCAAGGATGGCGAGTTTCTATTCGTCCTGCTCGGCCGGGACGCCGCCGCACCTGCCGCAATCCGGGCATGGTGCAAGGAAAGGATCCGCCTCGGCAAGAACACCGAAGATGATCCGCAGATCGTGGAAGCCATGGAATGCGCCGATAGGATGGGGGGGCACGATGATCTACATCCCTAAGTATTTCAAGCCGGAAGAACTGCTCGACCGCGCCACCTGGACCAAGTTCGGAATAGTGGGCCTACGATACTTCCACCCGCGCATCCTCGCCGCCTTGGATTTCATACGGGAAGTGTATCCTACTTCCACCGGGGTCAGGCGCATAGCCGTGAACGATGCAGCCCATCAATGGCGCGGCCTGCGCTCTCCCGCCTGCCCCGAGTATAAACCGCATAGCGGCCATTCCTTCGGTGCCGCCGTGGACTTCACGCCGGCCGGAATCACCTGCGAGGAAATGCGGAAATGGATTCTCAATCTCCATGCTGACGTAACACGCGAAGGGCATACCGATCACCCCATACTCGGAATCCGGCGCATGGAAATCGGGACGACAACCTGGGTGCATATCGATTGTTTGGAAACGGACTCCAATGCTATCACCATGGTGAACCATTAAACCATTTGACTTCCGGGGTTCATGGGATTAGTATTTGACCATGCGACACCCCGGAAAGCAAATAATCCGCCTATGCAAAAAATTTACCTCCCCTGCATCCTGACCCCGCAGCCCATTAACTTGGGCCTGCGCGGATCTGGTGTGTCGCAACTTCGGGTTATTGGCCGGGGTGCAGGGGCCACCTTATGAACTCCAAACTGCCCGCCATGCAATTTTACCCTGGCGACTGGCGGAAGGATCCTGGGGTCCAATCACTGTGCTATCATGATCGCGGGGTATGGTTTGAAATGCTCTGCCTAATGCACGAATCCGAGGACCGAGGGAAGCTGATGTTGAACGGGAATCCGATGCCCCATGAGGCCCTTGCCCGCCTCCTCGGTTTGGATAACCAAATCCTAACCACCACCCTAACCACACTGATCGACTTCGGTGTGGCCTCTCTAGACAAAACGACAAAAGCAATAATATCGCGAAGAATGGTAAGGGACGAGGAAATTAGACGGATCCGCAAATCCTGCGGAAAAATGGGTGGTAACCCTAATTTGCTTATCCATAAATCAACCACCCAGGATAACCAAATTCCAACCCCTTCATCTTCATCTTCATCTTCATCTTCGGAAGGAGATCAAGAAAAGAGGGGAAGGTCCGGAAATTTTGAAAAACCCGCAAAGGAAGCAAAAATCAACGGTTTTCACGCTGAACACGAAAAGGCTACCGTTTCTACAGGAAATAACGGTATTACCGATGCCAATGATCCGAAACCGGAACCAAAAGCCGATAAGGAGCCATCTAGGCCGGTTTTGAACCTGAACACTACCCCAACCATTACCGATACCGAGAAAGTGCCGCCACGGCCTTTAAAACCAGCCAAGGCGTACCCTGAACAATCCATCGAATACCAATCCGCCGCAGCCTTCTATGACGATTTCCTTAAGGTGTGGGCACCGACCGCAAAAAAGCCCTCAGAAGCGACCGTGCAGGGGTGGGCTAAGGAATACGACCTGATGGTGCGCGTAGACGGCCGGAACTGGACACAAATCCGTGACGTGCTGAACTGGATCGATGAGGACCAGGGTGATAGCAGGTCCGGGTTCGCCTGGAAGAAAAATATCCTCTCCGTTTCCACCCTGCGCCAACGATGGAACGAGGGGAAGTTGGATCAACTCATTGCGAAGGGAAGGGCTAAACTTTATGGGCACAAGAAGTAAATCGGACGCATGGGATGACATCGGCCACGGAAACGAACCGCCTGCACCGCACAAGGCAGGCCGGAAGAAGTCCTTAGACCTGCCCGACCACCTTTACCTGGATGGTGATGGGAAGAAGCGGCACAAGGATATGTGCGGGCCGGGAACCGTGGGCCGTGGCTGCGGATTTTTCTTCGACCCTTCCAAATACAACCGAGCCGCGCTCCTATGTTCCGAATGCGCCAACAAGATGGGCGCTGACCTAGACATCCCCTATGAATTTATCCCCCATGCTATCACTGTGGAGGGTAACCTTGGATACTTTCGCGAGAAGGTGCCGGTGCTGGAAACTTTTCCCCTGCGGCAGCAAATACGAATGGTGCTTGGCGCGGCCGGCATCGCAATCAGAAATGCCACCGCGCAGGAAAAGGATGGCGTGGATGAATTGCGCGGTGCCTGCCGAAACCTGCGCTCGGCCGGGCATATCATGGATCGGGTGCGCGAGGTCGCGGCGGCGAATACCGTTTAAAAAAAAATACAGGCGGTGATTGATTATGAAAATAGTAATGCGAAATATATCCGAATTGAAGCCTGCGGAATACAACCCGAGAAGGCTAACGGAAAAGCAATTTCTGGATTTGAAACAGTCCATGGAAAACTTGGATATTCTTGAGCCTGCCGTTATAAATAAATTCGCAGGTAGGGTGGACGTTATAGTTTCGGGGCACCAAAGGCTAAAGGTGGCGAAGAAACTTGGCATCAAGGAATACCCGTGCGTTGAAGTTTTTTTTCCGCTGGAGAAGGAGCGCGAAGCTAATATCCGGTTGAATAAAAATACAGGCGAATGGGATTATGAACTGCTCACTAAAGAATTTAAAATGGATGACCTTTTTGAATTCGGTTTTGAAGCCGCCGATTTCGATTTTGAAAAAGAAGGTGGCGAAGGCGGCGATGACGGCGCAAAAGGCGGCCTAAAGGGAAAAGAATACGACAAAATGTTTAAACTGGAGATCGATTGCCTAAGCGAGGAAGATCAGATGAAGGTTTTTGAAGAAATGGTGAAAAGGGGTTATGAATGCCGCGTTTTGATATTGTAAAAAATATTGCTGCTCCGAATTCATTCAGGGAAAAAGCGATCTGCGGGTCTTTCGACATCCAACCTGAGAATTTAAAAGAAACATTTGTAGGCGATATAACTATTCCAGATCAATGGAACATTGGTGTGATCTATGGGAGGTCTGGAACCGGCAAATCAACTATAGCGAAAGAAATTTTCAAAGAAAATTATATAGAAAGGTTCGAGTACAAGGCCAATTCTATTTTGGATGACATGCCGGCCGGCGCGACAATATCGGACATCGAAAAAACCTTTACATCGGTCGGGTTTTCCTCCCCGCCTTCTTGGCTAAAGCCGTATTCTGTTCTTTCCAACGGCGAAAAAATGCGTGTTGATTTGGCCCGCGCGTTATTGCAAAAAGAAAGCGACCTAATAGTTTTCGATGAATTCACCAGCGTGGTGGATCGCGGAGTGGCCAAAATTGCCTCCATCGCAATTTCAAAATCAATTAAAAAAAGGGATAAAAAATTCGTCGCGGTAGCTTGCCATGATGACATCCTGGAATGGCTTGAGCCGGATTGGGTATTCTGCACCAATGATATGAGTTTTAAATTAACCAGGGGGTTACTTCCTAGACTCAAAATCAAAATTGATATTGTCCGGGCTGAAACCAAATCCTGGAGCCTGTTTAAAAAGTATCACTATATGAGCGGCAACCTGAATCACGCCGCCAAATGTTTTGGTGTCTCCATAGAAGGCGACTTGGTGGCATTTATAGGCATCCTTCCTTTCCCGCATTCAAAAATAAAAAATGCCTATCGAGTTCACCGATTGGTCACGCTTCCTGATTTCCAGGGAATAGGGATAGGGAAGAAACTTCTTGAGGAGGTCGCGCAACTATACGCTAACGAGAGGAAATTATTTTATATCGTCACCTCAAACCCATCACTTGTTTACATGCTGGACAAATCCGAAAAGTGGTGCCTCAATAGGCAGGGGCGCGTTTCGAAAATGGGGAAAAGTTCGATGTTTCCAATAAATTATAAATCAAGCTCAAACAAATTAACGACTAGCTGGAAATATATTGCGTAAATGGCCAAGCTGCATTCAAAGCGCATCTGGATGATCCAAACGGCGTGGATGTACCGCCTTTGGAGCCGTAACCCCGAGATTTCTGTTTCCACCCGCGCCCATTACCGAATGGTTAGCCTTGCGGTTCTACGCGCCATCGCAAGGCATCCCAGGCTTATCGCGCGGCGGCACCGCGTATGCGCCTGACCACCCATCCAATATTCGATCTACTTATTCGGGCCGGAGTAAATCCTGCGCTTTTGCCAAGGATGCCGCGCGGAAAAAAGACGTGGCAACAGCGCCTCCTCACGGGTGGCGGCGAGTTGGATATTCAAAACGCCGTGGAGGAATACCTGCATAAGACCGGCAGGAATTTCATTCGCGTGCCAGACTTGGTTTACCGCCTGTGCGCCCCCACCGACAACCGGCTCAAGCGGCATGAAAAGGGCATCCTCTCCGAACACTTCAAAGGAATTCCCGATCTGCTCATTCCCAGGGTAGTCAACGGGTTACCCTACCCTATGCTGCTCGCCATCGAATTGAAAACCGCCACGGGCACGGTGTCGAAAAATCAAAAGCTGGTGGGTGCTTTCCTCGTTTTCAAAAAGGCCCGCAACGTGGACGATGCTATCAGTGAGATCGAACGGTTTTTCGCCTGGACGCCGAAATAGCTTGTAATTCTGCCAGCATAGGCTTACATTCGCAAAAAGCGGAGGAGTCTATGGAATCCACTAAAACAATTAAACCGCCTGTCCAAAAACTGACCGGCCTCCTATCCACCGGGGATGTTGGTAAAATGTTGGGCGTGAGTCCGCAGACCGTTGGCAATTGGGCCGACAGCAACCGATTCCCCAGCCGGCGCTTTCCTGGCGGCCATCGCAAGGTGGATGCCGCCGACCTCCGCGCGTACCTGGTGAGAGTAGGCTATCCAATCCCACCCGAGTTGGCTTGAGCATGGCCCGCGAACGCGAAGCGCCGGATGGAAAGGTCGGCGCTCCTCCGATCGACATCAAGAAGGAGGAGGTGGAACAGCTTGCCAAGATGGGCTGCCTGAACACCGAGATCGCCGATTTCTTCGGAGTGGATGAATCGACAATCAGGCATAGGTTCGGAGACCAGCTTACCAAGGGCCGCGCCACCATGAAGATGTCCATCCGGCGAAAGCAACTGGAGAAGGCGTTGGGCGGCGACACTACTATGCTCATCTGGGTGGGAAAGAATGTCCTCGACCAAAAGGATAAGCAGGAAATGACCGGGGCCGATGGCGGGCCGGTGAAGCACGAATTTAAAATGTCGGTGGAAGAGCGCGCGGAGAGGTTGAAGAAAATAAAATCCATCCTGGAGATCGGAGAGCATGAGCCTCCAGAGCATTCTTGATTCTCACGGCATGAATAACGCAAACCCATGGGACAAGCCCATGGAAAGTTTTGCGCCGTGGCTGCGGGCAGCGCATGAAATGAGCGATGAGGAATTCCAATTCGCGCACCAGGAAAGTTTAAAGGTGTCGCGTGAATCCCTACTCGCCTTCACCCGTTACACGCATCACGATTACAGAATTAATTGGCATCACCGCCTCATCGCGGCCAAGCTGGATGCTTTTGTACGAGGCGATATAAAGCGCCTCATCGTAGCCTGCCCGCCACGCACAGGGAAAAGCGAACTCATAAGCCGCCGCCTGCCTGGATTTATATTCGGTCGAAATCCGAACGCCAAAGTGATAGCATGTTCCTACAATGCGGACCTTGCCCACGCCATGAATCGGGACGTGCAGCGGATAATGCTCTCCGAAGAGTACGGCGAGGTTTTTCCAAACACCTGCTTAAATAAAAACCGAGTCACCTCCGACGATCAGAATTGGAAGCGCAGCGCCGAGGAATTTGAAATCGTCGGTCACCGTGGGTATTACAAATGCGCCGGAGTCGGCGGCGGCATCACCGGGCGAGGAGGAAAGTACCTGCTTGTCGATGACCCGATTCGGGGCCGGCAGGATGCCGACAGCGAGACCGGACGCATGAAACTTTGGGAATGGTTTCAGGATGATTTGAAAACCCGCCTCGAAGGCGATGGTGGTATTCTCATCGTCGCAACCCGCTGGCATGAGTCCGACCTGTCCGGTATGCTCATCACGAAAATGAAAGAGGATGAGGACGCGGACCAGTGGGAGGTGCTATCACTCCCTGTTCGCCTGGACGAGCCGGGGCACGCCGAGGATCCGCGCGGTTTAGGTGAAGTTCTGTGGCCGTGGTTCTATGCCGGGGCGAAAGACCATTATTCACGGGAACAGATGGAACATCTAGCTTTCGATAAGGTGCGCCTGTGGGAGCATAACAACCCGCGCGGATTCGCTTCCTTGGGTCAGCAGCAGCCCGCCCCGCGCGAAGGGTCCATGTTCAAGGTGGAGCGTATGGAGACCGTCCATGCCACCCATTCCAAGCGTGTGAAAACGATTCGGTTTTGGGACAAGGCCGGCACGGAGGGCGGAGGCAAGTACACCTGCGGCCTGAAAATGTCCAAGTTGGAGAATGGAAAATTCATAGTGGAGGACGTGGTGCGAGGCCAATGGTCCGCCCTGCGCCGGGAGGAAACCATCCTGGATACTGCTCGCATGGACGGGCATAGCGTGCAGGTATGGTTCGAGCAGGAACCGGGTTCGGGAGGCAAGGAATCCGCCGAGGCCACCGTCCGCAACCTGGCCGGCTTCATTGTAAAGGCGGATCTCCCGCGTGGAAGCAAGGAAACCCGCGCCGAACTGTTCTCCGCTCAGATGGAGGGCGGAAATGTTCTTATGCTTCATGCGCTATGGAATCAGTCCTACAAGGAAGAACTCAGATTTTTCCCGAACGGTGCCTTCACCGATCAGGTGGATGCCTCTTCGGGGGCTTTCAATAAGTTGGCGGCCCAACTGAACTATGCCGCCTTGACCAAAATGTGAAAGGGTGAATATGAAGCAACCGAAAAAAGACGCAGCCGTGGAAACGAAGAAAAGGAATGACGGATTCCAAAACCTGCTCACAGGCATGGGCGTTTCCGGCAAGGACAAGCGCCTGGATACCGGGTATGCGCCGACTCTGCAACTGGATCAGAACACCCTCCGCGATATGTACCGTGGCGATGGATTCGCAAAACGGATCATCGACCTGCCCGCGCACGAAATGACCAGGCGTGGTTTTGAAATATCCGGCGACCCGGACGGAAAGGTAAATGCGATTTTCGAGGAAAAGAATATCCACCGCGCGGTGAGAAGCCTGCTAAAATGGTCGCGCCTGTACGGCGGGTCCATTGGGGTCATGGGCCTGATGGACGGAGGAAAGCTGGATGAGCCGCTGAACGAGGCGAGAATTAAATCGCTGGAATTCATGCACACCTTTGGCCGGCATCAGGTGACGTGGACTACCGGAGACCTCTACACGGACGCCATGAATCCCAAGTTCGGCCTGCCCATGAGATATTCTGTTTCGCCGATCCAAGGCTCACCTTTCATGGTGCATGAAACGCGCGTGATACGCATGGATGGCCTGGAAGTTACTGACGATGTTCGCGCCCAAAACAACGGGTGGGGCGATTCCGTGATCATGCCATGCTATGAGCAGATCCGCTCCCTCGCCTCCGTCTATGCAAACTCCGAACTGGTGGTGGAGGATTTTGTCCAGGCGGTGCTATCAATCAAGAATCTTACCGAAATGTTGGCGGGCGGACAGGAGAAGGTGATCAGGGATAGGCTTGATATTCTCGACCTCTCCCGCCACGTCCTGAATACCATGCTGATCGACGCGGACGCGGAAACCTATACCAAGCACGCCTCTTCGATCTCCGGCCTGCCCGATCTGATGGACCGTTTTGCGCAGGCGCTCTCAGCGGTGACGGGGATGCCGCAAACCCTTCTTATGGGACGCAGCCCAGCCGGCCTGAACGCCACCGGAGATTCCGACATGCGGAATTGGTACGATAAAATCCATTCGGAGCAAGAAGATATTCTCTCGCCCGTGTACGAGCGGCTGGCCTACCTGGTTTTCCTCTCCATGGGCAATGAGCCGGAGGGCTGGAAAATAAACTTCCGCCCCCTGTGGGAACCCACCGACAAGGAAAACGCTGACATGCGCAAGGTGATAGCAGATACCGACANCGTGTACCTGCAAAGCGGGGTGCTGGATCCGAACGAGGTGCGGAATTCCAGGTTCGGCGGCAACCGCTTCGGCATGGACATCGCTCTCGAAATGTCCGAGGCTCCAGGAATGGATGAGCCGGAAGAAGAGGAATTGCCTCCCGATAAAATGGACGCGCGGAAGTCCCACGTCAAGGAATTGCTTTTCAGCCAATCCAAATTCCCCACCGCGCAGATGGCGTCCGCCTGGGCGAAGGAAAACGGATTCCCTGTCCCGCAGCCGCCCGATGAAAGGGATGGATTCTGGCGAATCAAGCAGCGCGGTGCCGATGATTTCGAGGAGGGTACCCTCCGCATCGCCAAACTGAAAGGCGGCGTGCAGGCCGTGACAGGAAAACCGAAGTCCGGTTCGCGCAATGGCTGATAGCATGGTCAAAGAAATCCTGCGCTCACGTTCGCGCGGGAAACGTAGGCTCAAGCTGCGCAAGCCGCCCCGCTGGCTTATGCCGGACCAACAGGAGCGTGCCTATCGCGCCTACCTGTTCACGGTCGTGGAGGCTGTACGGGCAGCCTTCCGGTCTCACGTCAAGCCCCGCCTCCCAATCCTCGCCATGGAAGCCGCAGCCCTTCGCCCCGCCACCGATGCAACGGATTCCATGCACCTGCGGAAGGATGGATGGGATGACGATCTGGATCGCGCCATGGCCGGATTGAAAGGCAGCCTGGAGAATGCCGGGAAAAAGTTCGAGTCTCGCGCCGGACTGTTCGGGAAGGAGGTCGCGGCCTGGAATAACAAGGAATTCAAAAAGGTGGTGCGCGTTTCTCTCGGCATCGACGTTTTCCAGCGCGAACCGTGGCTTGCGCCCGAACTCTCCGCCTGGGCCAAGGAAAACGCTTCCCTCATCACCTCCCTGGAAGGAAATGCTATCAAGGAGGTTGAGACCATGACGGCCCGTGGCCTGCGCACCGGGCTGCGGCATGAGGAAATCGCCAAGGACATCGAGGACCGTTTTGACGTTTCCCGTTCCAAGGCGAAAATGATAGCACGCGACCAGGTATCGAAGTTGAACGGCGACCTGACCCAGCGCAGGCAAACACAGATAGGCATCACCTCCTACATCTGGCGGACCACCGGGGATGACCGGGTTAGGGAAACCCACATGGCGCACGATGGAAAAACTTTCCAATGGAATGATCCGCCTGCCGATACTGGGCACCCTGGTGATGATTTTCAGTGCATACCAGGAACAGCCATGGTATCACTCAATTCGCTTGCAAAAAAAGCGATACGGCGCTGGTATCGCGGTCAAATGACCGCGCTCGTTACGGACTCTGGTGAATCGGTGGATTGTACAGGAAACCACCCGGTGCTTACGCAGCGCGGCTGGCTCCCTGCGCATCTCGTTCAAGTGGGAGACTACCTGATCCAGGCACCCGGTGAGAGCTTCGATCTCATTGTAAATGACCCAGAGCGTGGGTATGCCAACGCCGAGCAAGTATTCCGTTCTCTTGCGGAGGTTGCTTTTACGCATCGGATTTCCGGGCGAGCATCTTGGTTCCACGGCGATGGAATCAACCAACAGATCGATGTTGTAGACGTGGATGGGAGCTTGAGCAATGGCGTAGAGTCCGCAGTGGAGAAAAAATTCCGCGACGATAGACTCACCCTCGCCGATTCTCCTGCTCTTGGAGAGCGCGATGTTGCGACACCACCACTCGGGTCGTGGACCTCGGGCAGCCTCGTGAGCGGCGCTGGTGAGTCTCGATCGCTCGTCGGCGGAGGTTTGGGACATTCTCGTGAACATAGCCGCGCTCCGATTTCTGGGCACAATACCGTTATCGGTGAGTACGCGCCGAATTCCATTCCTTGCTATTTTGAAGCGGGCGGCGACAGCCTTCTCGCTCATGCCGTTTCCATAAAGTCGGATGATCTCCGCCTCCGGAAGGTATCGGAAATTATGAGGACGGAATTTGATGGCTGGGTTTACAATTTCGAGACTATTTCCGGCTGGTATTCTTGTCATGGCCTAATTATACATAATTGCCGATGCACAGCGGAACCAGTGCTGGCCGGATTACTCGAAGGATTGGCCGGCCTGGAGGAGGAAGAGGAATGACCCTAAAAGAATTCGAGCAGCGAATGGCCCCGATACTTCTGGAGGCCGCGAAGGAGGGGTTCACCGGGAAGGTGACCTTTGACATCGTTTTCGGAGAGGGAGGGATAAGAAAAGTTTCCGTAGTTCGCAGCCATGATATGACCCCCATGCACGCGCCCAAAATAATGGAACACGCCAGGAACGGCTAAATCCAATTACAGTAAGAGGTTAGCATGAAACTTTTCATCGTCATCTGCCAGTTACTCGGCGCTCTCATTCTCGCAAGCTGGTTCATCCAATGCGCCGTCCTTGTGCTGTCGCTTTAAAAAAAATCGGTTGACATTCAAAAAAGAATCGTTTAACCTATGTGCTGTAGCGATTCGGTCTCACCTAGCGAGAAAGCTGGAAAAGAAACCGCCCCTTCCGCTGAAAGGCAGGAGGGGCATTTTTATTTTACCTATGCCCGACCAAGTGATGAAGCAAGCCCGATTCGACCGTGGCCAACTCAAGTTGGACGCGGCCAAGACGCCAGAGGGTTACCTCAAGGCCATGGCTTACGTCACCCGCACCGGGGTTTTCCCATACGAGCGGCAGGACGGTTCCATTATCATGGAGCTTCGCCACCCGGATGACGTTTTCTCCGCCTCCGCATTGGACTCCCTGAAAAACATTCCCATCACCGTGGAACATCAAGCCATGGTGAACGCCGACAATATGAAGCGCCTCCAGGTGGGCCATGTCGGAGGCGAGATCATGCCAAACGCCCCTTTCGTCGCGGCCCCGGTGTTCGTCACCTCCGCCGATGGCGTGGCCGCCGTGGAAATGGATCGCAAGAATCAACTTTCCTGCGGTTACATGACCGACCTCGTTTTCGAGCCGGGCATCTATGACGGCCAGCGGTACGATGCCAAGCAGACGAACATCCGGTACAACCACCTGGCGCTCACTTCCGCCGCGCGGCTTGGCCCTGAACTGTCCATCGCCATGGATTCCGCGCTCACCTATGCCATTCGGCGGGAAGCATCGGAACGCCGCGATTCAACCCCACCTCCCAAGGAGCAGAACATGATCAAGGTCACCATCAACGGGATCCAATACGATGCCGCCCCCGAGGTCGCCCGTGAACTGGAACGGATGAAAGCGGAGGCGGAAACCGCCAAAGCCAAGATGGACGCCGACAAAGCGAAAATCGACGGGCTGACCGCCGAGAAAGACGGTATCAAGGCCAAGCTCGATTCCGCCGATGCCGAAAAAACCAAACAGCCCCAGGTCATCGCGGACGCGGTGAAGGCTCGCCTTTCCCTGGAACGCATCGCCGCCAAGGTTCTTTCCGCCGAGGAAATGACCAAGCTGGACGGAAAGCCAGATTTGGACGTGAAGAAGGCCGTCATCCTGGCCAAGGACGCCAACGCCAAGCTGGACGGCCAAACCGAAACCTATGTGCAGGTACGGTTCGACCTGTGCGCCGAGACCGTGGCCGCCACCGATTCCGCGCATGAGGCCCTGGCGGATTCGCGCCGACAGTCCGCGCCCCGTCAAGACAATACGCCCGCCACCGAAACCCAGGACGCCGCCCGTGCGCGTATGCTGGAGCGCATGTCCAACGGCGGCAAGCTCAAGAGCGACAAGTAACCCGGCGTAGGCCGCGAACAGAACAAGAAAAGAAGGAGAACGACCATGCAGACCAGCTACTCCCGCGATTTCGCAACGGCTTTCGACGGCATGAAGGTGGACATCGGCGATGATTACGTCGAGTCCAAGCCGGCCGGAGGTGCCATCGACTTCGGACGCGGCCTGGTGAAAAGCCAGGACGAGGATTCCGTCCGCGTGCCCAAGCTGAACACCGATGCCCTGGTGCTGGACGCCGACCTGGTGACCTCCAACGTGGTGGCCTTCAACCTGGTCGTGGATGGCGTGGTCACCGCGATCACCACCACCTTCGCCACCTCCCACCTGGTCACCATGCAGGCTCTCGAAACCCTGGTGGAAGCCGTGGCCGGAATCAAGTCCGCCACCGTGGGAGGCGCGTCCAACCGCACCCTCACCATCGTCGGCCAGGATACCGTCATCGACGTGACCGATTTTTCCATCACCGCAGGAGCCTCGCAGGCCGGCATGGTGGAGACCCGTTCCACCGCCGACACCCTGGTGCGCGGCATCGCCCTGCACGAACACAAAGGCGTGACCGCTGCCGGGGTCGCCGGATACGAGGCGGAGGACGCCGTGAACGTGCTTCGACGCGGCAAGGTGTGGTGCACCGTAGTCGATACCGTGGCCGATGGCGATGACGTGTACATCAGCTATGCCGTCGGTGCCGAGGGCAAGCTGCGCAACGACAACACCCAGGCGATCCAGATACCGGCCGCGAAGTTTCGCAGCGCGGCGACCACCGGGCTGCTGGCCATCGTGGAAGTCAACGCTCCCTAAGTTGGAGCAGGGAACGTACAAGTAACCGTCCCATGTGGGACAAAAAGGACAAAGGAGAACGCCATGCCCAAGGAAGTAATCAGGTCTCAGAACCTCGACGCATCGGAGTCCGCTTTTTTCGCGCGGCAACTGGAGTACATCAAGGCGAAGTCCTATGACATCGTGTACCCAGAGTTCAAGGCGCTCTCCCTGATTCCCATTTCCACGGAAGCGGGGCCGGGAGCCGAGACCATCACCTATCAGCAATACGATTCGGTGGGCTTGGCCAAGATCATCAATTCCTATGCCGATGACCTGCCCCGGTCCGACATCAAGGGAGCGGAATTCTCCGCCCGCGTGCGCAGCATCGGCGGATCCTACGGATATTCCATCCAGGAGATCCGCGCGGCCTCCATGGCCGGCCTCCCCTTGCAGCAACGCAAGGCCAACGCCGCCCGCCAGGCAAACGACCAACTGGTGAACCGCATCGCCTGGTTCGGCGACACCCTGCACGGCCTCAACGGCCTCATCTATCACCCGAACACCACCAAGGCAGGCGTGCCGAACGGCGATTGGGTCGCCACCGCCACCCCGGATGAAATCATAGAGGACGTGAACACGATCCTTTCCGGGATCATGGACCTCACCCTCGGCGTGGAATCGGCGGATACCGTGCTACTCCCCGTCCTGGAGTACGCGCACATTGCCAGCACCCCGCGATCCACCACCTCGGACACCACGATCCTGGAATTCCTGCGCCGGGTGTGGCCGGGCGTTTCCTTCGAGTCGGTGCCCGAACTCAAGGACGTGAACCCCGTGCCTTCGACCGGGGCCGGCACCGATACCAATATCATGATCGCCTATCGGAAGTCCTCCGATAAGCTGACCCTGGAAATCCCGCAACCCTTCGAGCAGTTCCCGGCGCAGGAGCGCGGCCTGGAATTCGTGGTGCCCACCCATTCGCGGGTCGGCGGCGTGATCGTGTACTACCCACTTTCCATTTCCATCGGCGAGGATCTGTAAGAAGCAGGTTCTCGCGCTCATTCATTCAAGGGAGGATGCAATGTTCGTACTCAAGTGGAAGAAAACCCACTACACCCGTTTCCTGAAACGGTTCGTGCCGCCCGGCTCCACCATCCTGGAATCGGAATTCGCAGAAAAGCTGCTCAAGGACGTTCGTTTCCAGGCGGCCGTGAAATGCGGTGCCGCATCGCTGCAAGAAAAGACGGAATCCCCTGCGCAATCGCCGGAAGCGGAACAGGGCGACTTGCTTTCCGGTTCCGAACCCGAGCAGCCCAAGGAAAAACCGCTCTCGGTAGAGAGTATGCGGGACGTGATCGCCGATATGTTCGACGTGCCCGCCCTGCGCAAGATCGCGGCGGAAGATTCCCGCGCCGGTGTCAAGAAGGCGGCGGAGCATCGCATCAAGGAACTCCTGGAGACCGGCCCGGAGTAATCCAAGGCTACTGAAACGGAAAGGCCCGCATGACCCCGCAGGAAATCGTGGAGCTTCGCGCCCCGACTTACGCGGGCGAGGCGAGGCTTCCCGATCTCATCACATTGGCAACGGAGCAAACCGGCACCGTGTTCGGAACCAACCGAAACATGGCCATCGCTTTGCTTGTCCTGCATTGGCTGGCGCTTGAATCACGCGGAACGGCATCCTCCCCCGGTGCTATCACATCAGAAAGCGAGGGTGACCTTTCCAGATCCTACGGGAACGGCGGAAGCTGGTCGAATGATTACCTGGGTCAAACCTCCTTCGGCCTGGAATTGATAGCCATTCGCCGGGCCAATATATTCGCAGCCCGCAACCGCATGGTGACCACTTGAGCGTGCAGGACATTGACCGAGGCTGGAAACGGATCCGAGCGGAAATGCGCAAGATGGCTGGATCCTACACCAAGGTTGGCGTTCAGTCGGACGCGAAACGCGACGATTCCGCCAACGCGGCCACGGTCGCCGCTGTCCATGAATTCGGCGGAGGTAATGTCCCGGAGCGGTCTTTTCTGCGCTCAACCATGGACGAAAACCGCGAGAGCATAAAAAAGCTGGTGGCCGCCGAGAAGGATGCCATCTTCGCCGGTCGTTCCACCGTGGAGCGAAGCCTTGGACTTATCGGTGCTTGGGCTGTCGCAAAGGTGCAGGCAAAAATCAGATCGCGTATCCCTCCACCCCTCGCCCCTTCCACGCTTGCGCGAAGGAAGAATAAGGACAAGTCCAGCGTGGTGCCATTGATAGATACCGGGCAACTCATCCAAAGCATACGGCAGGTCGTAGTTATGGGAGGCCGCAAGTGAGCAGCTTCCGAAAACCGTTCACTATTCGCCGCCAAAGCGGAGGCACGCGCACTGACGGGCATTGGATCGAAGGGACGGAGACCGAGATCGACATCCTTGCCAGCGTCCAGCCGCTCACGCCAAGGGAAATGGAATCCCTGCCAGAAGGTCGGCGCACAAAGCAGGCTTTCAAAATCTATACGGACACCGAATTAAAAACGGTGGAGTCGCAAAGCCCTGACCACATCACCCTGTACGGCGATGATTTCGAGGTGCTATCAGTCGCACCTTACCAAAGTGACGTGATCAACCACTTCAAGGCTGTGGCGGTGAAAATATGATTGACTTCGCCGCCCTGCAACTGGCCTTCTTCGACTGGGCCGTGGCGGTGACCGGGCTTCCGGTGATATGGGAGAATGAAAACGGGCCTCGCCCGACCACCCTATATATCGGCCTCCGCATTTCCACCGTGAGCCGAGTCGGCAGAGATTTCGTCGGTAGGCCGGATTCCTTCGGCGAGAGTATCATCGTCGGAAACCGGGAACTGGTGGTTTTTGCGCGCGCCTTCGGGGATGGGTCCATTGAAGCCCTTGAATCCATGGTGACCAGCATGGAGCGCCCAATAATTCAGGAATCCCTGCGCGCGGCCGGCGTGGCCTGCCTTGAGGGGATGCCGGTGCAGAATATATCGGGCCTCTATGACACCAAGTTTCAGGAGCGCGGTGCCGCCGATTTCCGTTTCCGCACCCATTCCGAAATCACAGAAGTGCCAGAGGATGTGGACGAACCGCAAATCATCGAAGTGGTGGAGGCGGAAGGAACGCTTGAGCGCCCGCCAGAGCCGGATCTGGTCCATGAATTTGTCATTGATGGAACGCCCTAAGAAGGAGGCTTTATGCCGAGCATAGAAGAAATTGTCAATGTAATCATCACCCGCGAAGGCGCGACCGTCACCCAGCAAGGATTCGGAACCGGGATGATTCTCGACGCGCACCTGAAATCCACGCCCAGGCTGGAATATTTCAACACGCTCGCGGACCTGGCCTTGACGCACCCTTCCACCACCGAGGCATACAAGGCGGCGGAGAAATATTTCTCCCAGTCCCCTTCCCCGCAGCGCATCGCCATCGGTCGCCGGCAGGTGAATACCGTCAACGTGACCATCACCGTGGTGAACAACTTCACCTATTCGGTGACGATCAACGGGACCGAATACACCTATCTGTCGGACGGCAGCGCCACCGAGCAGGAGATCGTGGATGGCCTGATAGCAGCCATCGCGGCAAGCGCCGTCACCGGGACCGATGGGGGCGCGAACACCTTGACCATCACGGCGGACGTGGCTGGAACAGCCTTCTCTCTCGCGGTGGGAGCCAACCTGGTCATCGGTGCGCTCACCGCTGCCGGGACCATCGCCGATGACCTTACCGCCGTGAACACGGAACAGCCGGATTGGTATGGCGTGGTCATCACGAACCGGGCCAGCGCCGATATGCAGGCAGCGTCCGCATGGGTGGAGGCGAATAAAAAGTTCCTGTTCGCCAGCACCCAGGAAGCGGGCGTCCTCGCCGTCACCACCGCCGACCTGGCCGCCCTTCTGGAGGCCCTGGAATACGAGCGGAGCGCGGTTTTCTACCACGCCGCCGCGAATACCAATTACATCGACGCCGCCGCCATGGGCCGCGTGCTGGCTCTGGAGCCGGGCACCTATACCGCCAAGTTCAAGGATCTGGCCGGCATCGCCGTTTCCGCGCTCACCGCGACCGAAAGCACGAACGCGCGCGGGAAAAACGCCAACGTGTACGAGGAGATCGGCGGGGTTTCCATGATCCGAGAAGGGCAGGTGGCGGAAGGCGAATTCATCGACACGATCATCGGGATCGACTGGCTGGAATCCAGAATGGAAGAGCGCGTGTTCGGAAAGCTGGCAGCCCTGCTCAAGGTTCCCTTCACGGACGCCGGGATCGGCATCGTGGAGGCGGAAGTGCGCGCACAACTCCAGCAGGGGGTGGACAGGAATTTCCTCGCGGCGGATCCGCAATTCACCGTGACCGTTCCCAAGGCTTCCGCCGTTTCCGCCATCGACAAGGCCGCCCGCACCCTGCCGGACGTGAAGTTCACGGCTACGCTGGCCGGGGCGATCCACAAAACCACCATCAACGGGGTAGTGACCGTTTAACGGCCGCCTCACTTCAAAGGATAAGGAGCAGATACAATGAGTCTCAAGACTTACGATCCCAAGTCGGTGATGGTGCTGGTGGGCGGCGTTCCCATGAGCGGATTTTCGGAGGGAACCTTCGTCACGGTGGCGCGGGACGAGGATTCCTTTTCCAAGGTGACCGGGGCGGACGGGGAAACCTCACGCGCGAAGCGGAACAACCGATCCGGATCCATGACCTTGGTGCTGCACCAGACCAGCCCCAGCAACGACGTGTTGTCGGCCCTGGCCCTGGCCGACGAACTGGCAAATGCCGGCGTTGTCCCGGTGATGGTCAAGGATGCCAGCGGGCGCAGCCTGCTTTTCTCAGCCCTCGGATGGATAAAAAAACCTGCCGATGCCTCGTTCTCCGTGGAGATCGAAGATCGGGAATGGGTGCTGGACCTGGCCGACCTCGACATGCTGGTTGCCGGCAACGCGGTAGAGGGTTGATAGCAGCCTGCATTTGAAAATCGTCTAACGGTTGGGAGGAACCGCATGATAGAAACCAAAGAGAGAGAAATAGACGGGGACGCCTACATGGTGACCCAGTTTCCAGCACGCAGGGCCATGAAGGTCCAGGCACGGCTTCTCAAATTGCTTGGTCCTGCCATCGCCAGCCTGATGGGAGGCGTGAAAGGTGTGGATGACGCCCTTGAATTGGGTAAGCTGGCCGATGCCGTGCAGCGCCTCGCTATGGCGCTTGATCCCAATGATTTCGAGTCCCTGGTGATGGAACTGCTCGCCATGACGCGGAAGAATGGGAAGGAAATTTCCAGCCCGGCCGTTTTCGACGCGGAATTTTCAGGCAGCCTTTTGACCGTTTATAAAGTTCTCGCTTTTGTGCTGGAGGTGAACTTCCGCGATTTTTTCGGCTCGGGCGGTATTGGAAGCCTGGCCGCCAAAATCGGCGGGCTGAAAACTCCGGTGCCGCCCAACGCCTAGACCCTGAACTGCGCGAGGAATGGCCGATATGGCGTGTGGTTTTGGAAGGAATGGGTAAGTTGGAAGCCCTCGAAACGACATGGAGCCTGGATGACGTGGCCCGCGCCAACGCCTTGTTGGATATGCGCGCGGACATGGAATCGGAAGCTATGGCGAAGGCCAAGGCCGGGAATAAATAATGTCCGGCATCACGGTTCGGGAACTTATCACCAAGCTCGGCTTCGACGTGGATGACGCAAAGCTGAAAAAATTTGAGTCATCCGTGAATCTTGCCAAGAAGGCGGCTCTTGCACTGAGTGGTGCCGTGGCGGGTGCCGCTGTCGGCCTCTTCGCTATTACCAAATCCGCCGCTGCCGCAGGTGAGGAAATAAAAGCCGGATCGGAACAAGTTGGGTTGACTATAGAGGAATTCCAAAAATTCCGCCACGCCGCAGAACTGGCCGAGGTGGATACCGCCAATTTCGCCACGGGCATGAAGTTCTTGGCCCGCAGCGTTGGCGAGGCTGTGACCGGAAGCAAAGAGGCGCAGGCCGTGTTCTCGAAACTCGGGATCCGCATCACGGACGCGGCAGGAAAGACGCGCCCCATGGGAGACATCCTGCGCGATACCGCCGATAGTTTCCAAGGGATACAGGATCCGGCGAAACGTGCAGCCCTGTCGATGAAACTTTTCGGGCGTGGCGGCCTCCAGATGGGCCGCTTCTTGGCTAGCGGATCGAAGGAAATGGAGAACGCCGCAAAGGTGGTTTCTGCTTTCGGATTTTTTACCGATGAAACCGCCGCCGCAGGGGACGCGGCCGGGGATGCTTTCGCGAACGTAATGGTGATTATTCGCGGACTGAAAAATGAATTGGGGATACGCCTATTCCCGCTGATGAAACAATTTTCGGAACGTATTTCGGACTGGGCTGTCGCAAACAAGGAGGTGATCAAAACAAAAATAGATCGCTTCGCTAAAGTAATGACGCGCCTACTTGTCGCCTTATTCAATGCCGGAAAATCATTGGTGAATACATTCATCGCCGTCACCCGAGTATTTGGTGGAGTGGAAAATGCCGCGAAGTTGTTGGCTCTTGCGCTCGCGGCCCTGTTCGCCTCCAAAATGATTCTCGGATTCGCTTCCTTGATCGGTGCTATCAAATCTTTTTCCATCACCATGATGCTGGCAAACGCCTCGGCACTTTTGCTTCCCCTGGCAATCGCTGCTATCATATTTTTCCTGGCCCTGCTCGCGGAGGACATCTACGTTTTTACAAAAGGCGGGGAATCTTTTATCGGCTTTTTCGATAAGTGGCTGACCAAGATGGCGGAGACCAGCGAGATCGCCGGCTACTTCAACGGGGTGCTGGAGGTGGTGGCCGGTTTCTGGACTGCGTTGTTTGCACTGTTCACCGGGAACGATGCACTGCTAAGAGAAGGGTTTCGCGCCATGTTCGGTGATTTGGTTGACCAAGTGAAGGCTGAAATAAATGCTCTACTAAACCTGATTCCTGCGCCACTACGAAAAGGATTCTCCGCTTTCGGAAACCTTTTTAGCGGACCTGTGGCTGGCGGCCTATCTAATCCCGCTTTCGCCGGTATGGGAGGCATGGGGTTTTCCACCCCCGAATCCATCGCCCGCCCGGCCGCCGTTTCCGGTGGTGGTTCGGGCGTGGTCCAAAACTTCAACGCCCAGGTGGCCGTACAGGCCGTTCCAGGCGCTACCGCCCAAGACCTGTCCAATGTGCGCCGGGCAGCCGAAGAGGGTGCCACCGCCGCCCTACGGCGTGAGGCCCAGCTTATGAAGCAAAACCACCCGGAAGTGGACTGAGCCATGGCCCTGACCGGATTGGTAGGCCGCCTTCCCACCCCCACGCGCATAGGCAATGCGAACCTTGGCGAGATTGCCCTGGATGCACTGGTGCAGGAAACGCACGAAATGGCGAACCGGGTGACCGAGTTCCCGGTCGAGAATGGGGCTGCTATCAGCGACCATATTGCCAACCAGCCCAGGCAGGTGTCGGTGGAAGGGTTCATCACCTCCAGCCCCGTCCGACTGGCGGGCGGCATCCTGGATCGACTGGTGCGTGTGCCCAATTTTCTGACCGGGGCTACCGATTCCCCGCGCGGCACAGGCATGAATTATGCCGAGGTTGCCTTTGAATGGCTGGAGAAACTTTTCCAGAGCCGCGAACTGGTGTCCATCAAAGGGAAATTCAAAACTTATGAGAATATGGCCATGGTCTCCCTGTCGATACCCAGGGATGCCAACACGGGGGCGGCGATCCGCTTCATGGCCTCTTTCCGCGAAATCGTCACGGTGACAAGCAGCCCGGTTGCTGTGCGCTTCCCCCGTACCAGTTCAGGCAAAAGCCAGCCGCAACGCGACAAGGGAAAGCAGGTTCCCACCGATACCAAGCCGCCAGCAGAGAAGCGGCTGATTTCCGTCTCTGAAAAAGCCCGGCAGGAATTGGTGAGATAACACCATGGTTACCCTGCCATTCGCAATATTCCCTGCCATCAGCGAGGAAATCACCTTGGACGGCGTGCCTTACAGGTTTTCTTTTATGTGGAATTTCAGGGGGTCATACTGGAGCTTTTCCATTCTGGACAGGGACCGCACCCAACTGATAGACGGTGTGAAGGTGGTCCTCGATTATGAAATGCTGCGCCAGTTTCCCACGCGCAAGCTACCGCCCGGCGAGCTATGGGCCGTTGACCCGGCCGGCATCCTACAGGACATCGGCCAGGGAGACCTCGGGAAGATCGTAGAAATGATTTATTTCTCGGAGGCGGAAGTTGCTGCTGGATAGAATCGCCTCCGTTGACATCGGGGCGCTCGGATCGAAGGAAGCAATCCATCTTGAGGGATTGCGCATCACCTTCAAGGTGAGGAAGGATCGCGACAGAACCAAGAACACGGCAGAGATCGAAATTTATAACCTGTCCCGCGACACGCGCGGTAAAATCACGGAACTGGAAGATTTCGTCGTGCTGAAAGCCGGGTATGTGGAAGAGAGCGGGTTGGAAGTTGTTTTCATCGGGAACATCGTTTCTGTCACCCACCTGGTTGAATCGCCGGAGGTGATAACACGCATCGAAGCCAATGACGGGGACGAGGCCACTCGCGCGAGCACAATTTCCATTTCGGTGGTTGCTGGCGCTTCCAAAAAAGGGGCACTGGACGCGGTGTTGTCGAAACTTGGCTTGCCAATAAAAACCAAAAACATTCTCGACGCGGTGAAGGATACCAAGTTCCTGCAAGGGTTTTCATTTCTCGGGAACACATTCGACGCCCTGGACACCATTTCCAAAGGAATGGGCCTGGAACATTCCATCCAAAACAATGAGGTGAAAATAATGCCGGAGGGTGCGGCCGATGACACTGATCCCATCCGGCTGAACCCCGATAGCGGAATGGTCGGAAGCCCCGAGCGCCAGCGCCAAATTGAAAGCGAAGCAAACAAGGAAAAGAAGCCTCCAGGATGGAAGGTGAAAAGCCTGCTCCAGCCGAAGATAGAACCGGGCGGCCGTGTCGCCCTGCAAAGCGAGGCATTGCCAACGGAAACATTTTTCCGGGTGGATCGCGTTTTCCATAACGGTGATACTCATGGGGACGATTGGACAACCGAAGTAGAGGTCTCCGATAACACCGCCATCGTCAACCCCAGCGGCGTGGGGGTCGCATGACCACCCTGAATGAANCCGTGGACGCGGCCATAGAGAACCGGCTTTCCGGCCTGCATACATGCCTGCCCGCGCGCGTGGAATCGTACAACATGGAAAAGTCCATGGTGTCGGTCACGCCGCTGATCAAAAAAGTTTTCCGCAACGGGCAAGTAATTTCCATGCCGGTGATAAATAATGTTCCGTTGGTCATGCCGCGCGGATCCGTCTCTTCCCTCACCATCCGAATAGTAAAGGGTGATGGTGTGATGCTGGTTTTCAGCGAGAGGGCGTTGGACCTGTGGCTGTCGAAGGGCGGGGAGCAGGAGCCGGGAGATCGCCGCCGCTTCGACCTATCAGATGCTATCGCCGTTCCCGGCCTGTTCCCTTTCGCGGCGGGAAGCCCAGCGGAGGAGGACGCCACGGTGTTGCGTGACGGACTGGTGAAAGTGAAGCTGAAATCCGACAAAGTGGCCATCGGCAAGGATGGCGGGGAGGAACTGCTCGACCTGCTAGATCAATTCCTGACCAAGATGATAGCAGCCACCACCATTGACCCTTTCAGCGGGACGCCTCAACCTTTTATACCCACGGTGATTACCGATCTCACGTTGATAAAAACCAAACTCACCACCATACGCGGGACGCTCTGATGGCCAAGGATATAAGGCTGGATATGAACACGCACGAACTGGTGGTGGAGGATTTCGATCTGCAACTGGTGGACGACATTGACCGGGTGCAGCAGCAGATCCGAATCCGGCTGATGTTTTTCAAAGGTGAATGGTTTCTGGACCTCGACTTCGGGGTGCCTTGGTTCCAGGAAATCCTGGGTGTGAAGCCGCCGCCGCTGTCCCGCGCGGAAGCATTACTGCGCGAAGCGATCCTCGGAACGCCCGATGTACTGAGTATCGAGGCTTTCAGCATGGATTTCGTGAGTTCCGGCCGAGAATTGAGTGTTTCTTTCCGGGCAAAGACTAATTTTGGTATAGTGAATATTGAGGAGGTATTCCCATGAGCTTCGGTCTATCGGCCTCCGGCTTCCTGCGAATGCGGGAATCCGACATCAAAGCCGCCTTAGAAGAGTCCATGGTCGCGGAGTTCGGAGAAATAAACCTTGGGCCTGATTCCGTTTTCGGACAAATCATCGGGGTATTCGCCGCCCAACTCGCCGAAGGGTGGGAGGCCATGGAAGCCATCTACCACAGCCAATTTCCCGCCAGCGCGGAGGGCGTGGCCCTCGACAACGTGGCATCGCTGAACGGGGTGACGCGAATCCCTGCATCACCCACCCAGGTGATCGTTTCCCTCATTGGGGATGAGGGCACCGTGGTACCGGCAGGAACGAAAGTTTCCGCCGTCTCCACCGGGGACTTGTTTGCAATGGACCTCAGCAAGACCATCACGCGCGGAGAAGTGGTCCGCGCCACCGTGACGGTGGACGATGTGGCCAGCACCACCCTTTACCGGGTAGAAATCGACGGCGTGAATACCGATTTTACTTCCGATGCTTCGGCCACGGACCTGGAGATAGCAGCCGGCCTCGTACTTAATATCAACTCCAACGGGCTGGTGAATACCAAGGTGCTGGCAGTCGATTTATTGGACGGCTCCTTCCGGCTGGATGCCGCCGATCTGGAGACCGCCTTCGCCGTGGACGTGGATCCCCAGCTTGCCGATGGGAGCGAGCGTCTTTCCCTGTCCATCCTGCACACCCCGAATCTTTTTGAGAGCGAGGAAAACGGCCCTATCCTCGCCTTGACCGGGACGCTTACCGAGATAGAGACCCCCGTGACCGGCCTTGACGCCACCACCAACCTCACAGATGGCGATCTCGGGCGGCTTGATGAAACCGACACCGAACTAAGGATCCGCCGCCTGTTGGCCCTCAGAACGGGCGGGAAGGCCACCCTGGCCGCCATCCTCGGGGCTTTGCTGACCGAAGTGACCGGCGTGAGCCAGGCCAAAGTGTTCGAGAATAGAACGGATCTGGCAGATGTGGACGGCAGGCCGCCCCATTCCTTCGAGGCGGTGGTGGATTGCCTCGACACCGCCGTGCAGGACGTGGCTCAAAAGATTTGGGATACCAAGCCGGCAGGCATCCAGACCTACGGAAACGTGAACGCCAACGGCACCACCGACCCGGACGGTGATGGAACCGGCATCGAGATCACCGACTCCAACGGGGACCAGCAGACGATTCATTTCAGCCGGCCGGACGAGCAGGACATCTATGTGCGTGTGGAAATCACGGAATACGCGGAGGAGGATTTCCCGGACAATGGAACGGAACTGGTGAAGGCTGCCGTCCTGGAATTCGGTAACACTCATACCATCGACAAAAATGTGATCTTGCAGCGGTTCTTCGGACCCATCTATAGCGTAGAAGGCATTTATGTGGCGGACGTTTTTATCAAGGAAGGCAGCATGCCGGCTGGAAACCCAGGCGTGGATCAAGTCAACCTGGACATAAACGACCGCGAGGTAGCGAAGTTCGACTCGGCAAACATAGAAGTGGTGGTTATCCCATGACCGATACAACGCAGCAATTCACCTTGGTTGGCGCTCTTTTGGGAGCGATCTCCGGCCTATCTACCGCGCTCATTTGGATGACGGTGAAGGTGTTTGGGGTGATCAGGACAAACGGGCAGGAATTCGCCAAAGTGCGCGACTCGCAGCAGGCCGCCTTGCTAAGCATATCGGAACGAAGCATAGCGGCCCTTGTCGGATCCAGGGAAAGTTGTGACCACATGGCGCGGGCGGCTGAAAAATTAGGGGATCGAATCGAAAGCCTTCCCGACAACGTGCATGATGCAGTAACACGCGCAATACGAGGATAGCATGATTTTAGGATACCCTATTGAATTGGTTACGCGCATGGCGCAGGTGTCCGCCCTGTTGGTTTTTTGCGTTTCCCTCACCTTGCAGTTTCGCAGGCTCATATCCACCCGCGCCGATCAGTATGACGGGATGCGCGCAGCTTTTTTTATTTTCAAGATTTTCCTGATTCTGCACATCGCCCAATGGATTTTTCTTCCAGGGGTGATGTGGACGCTGCTATCAGCCATTGTTCTACAGATGGCCGGATGGATCGGCGTGCTGACTCATCTCGGTTTCGATTTCAATTTTAATAGGCGCAGGTAAATCGAAATGCCGATGAATGCCGCCATACTCAAGACCAGCCTGGAAGCCGCCCTGGAAGCGGACGGCTTTGTGATCGGCACGGGAGAACTGAACGACAAGTTCCTGACCACGCTCTGCAATACGCTGGTGGCCCATATCCAGGCCAACGCCTTGGTGACGGTAGTGGTGGCCAGCGTAAGCGGTGTGACCACTGGACCAGGTGTTTCCGGCCCAGGAACCGGCACAGGGACGATCACCTAAAGGGATACTATGGCGCTGCTCGAAAGAATGATGTCCTTGGAGGATGACGGTAGAACGGAGAAATCCGAGTTAGACCCAATGAATATTTCTCCCGATAAATTCGAGGCGGAATTGACGGCGTACATTTCAAAGGAAAAATCCCTGGAGGAATTCAAGCTGGCCCTGCTCATAAGAAAAACGGAAGAGGCGGACGGCAAGTCCGATGAAATTGATTTGTCGTCCATCCTGGAAACCATGCCAACGCCCGATCAGATTTCCAGCCCGGATAAATTCCTGACTTGCATTCCCGAAGTGCTTCAAAGAGCCGATGAAAGGGTCTTTGGGTATGATACTCCAGACGGATTAAGAAATATGTTGGGGGTTGGCCGTGGCGGTTGATTTCGCATCGGGTTCGCTGAATATATCGACTGGGGCGATTGGCACTACGCAGACGGTTTCCGGGCTGTCCTTTTTCCCGGAAGTGATTCTTTTCCAGGTTATCGGAAGGACCGATGCCGTGGATGCCATTGGCCAAGCCGATTTGATGCACAGCATCGGCATGTCCATGAAAACGGGATCCATTATAAAAAGATCCATGGTCTCCGATTTTGACGAACATGCTGAGGCTACATCGGATACCTATGGAGGGTCGCGCTTCGATGCTATCATAGGTCAGATTTCCGATGCTGGTGCATGGGTTGGGTTGCTTGACATAGATGACCATACTTCGGACGGTTTCCGGGTGATCATTGATGCCGTTTTTTCATCTTCCCTTAGAATGCACTGGTGGGCATTTGGAGGAACTGATATAGCGGCGTTGAATCTTGTAGAGGTTGTCGAACCTGCGGTAGCGGGAGAAGTGAACGTGACCTACCCAGAAGGCGGGTTCGCCCCCGATCTTCTTATCTGCATTGCTTCCAGAAAAGCTGCTCCACCGGATTTGAGCGCGGGCGGAAGGCTGAGTTTCGGTTTTGCGGCCAGGACTCCTGCGGAGATACAGATTGAGCAGGGAGTCGGAATGTATGGCGCTGAAGATGGGGCGAATCCATCCGATGTCGGAAAATATTCTAGAACAGGACAGGTCGCAGCCCTGATGGATTCTGGAATAGACCTGATTAATCGGCGCGTGGCCGTTTCAGGCTGGAATTCCGATGGCTTTAAATTGAATTTCCTTGAAGTCGATGGGGACGCGAATACCCGGTATTA